CCTTCTTCGCAGGCTTCTTGGCGACCTTCTTGTCATCGTCATCATCGTCATCATCATCGTCGGACGATTCGCCGCCCTCTCCGCCGGAGACATAGCCGGTGATCTTCGGTCGCTTCTTGCCCTCGTAGGTCTCGTTAGTGACCTCGATACCGCACTGCCCACCGACGAGATCACTCTCCTCGATCTCCAGTGCGCCGTCCGGAACTTCGACTTCGAGAGCCTCAAGGAGGCCTTTCAGCTTCCAGAGAGCCTGGGGCATAAGGGAGACGTTATCGAAGTTTAACTTCGTACCCTTCTTCTTGCCCTCGGTCACGACCCACCCAAGGACCAGCATCGGATTGCCCTCGGAGGACTCCGTGCTTTCGGCCTTGACGATCTCGGCCTGGTAGGTTCCGTCATCGAGGGTAAAGCCACCGGACTCTACGCCCTCGAAGTCAACCTCGACTGACCAGCCTTTCTTCTTCGCTTTAACTGCCATTTTCACTGCTCCTACTTACGTTTGATTGTTCGGTTAAGGCTCTCGCCTCTTGAGATCTTCATCACCTTGTCGAATGAAGGGTTTACGATAATGCCGGGTGCGGGACCCGCCGATACCGGGCGGCGGATCTTAGCAGCATAATAGGCGTGCGGGCCAACCCTCATACAGAACTGAATTTCGTACTTCTTCTTCTCCACCTCGTGTTCCCGGATAAAGGTATTCCCGATAACCGAGACCATCCCGTTTGCAAAGGAGGCAACCGACTGCATCAGGTTCGAACCTACCGATGGGGCGATACGCTCGTCGTTCTCCTCCTGCGGTTCCCGTAACCGTTCGTGAGCGTTAAAGCAGATATGGTAACCGTCCGAGTAGAGTTCCCGGAAGTTATAGAGCCAGGTCTGCATCAACCCGGAGATCTGCCCCCACGCTCGCTGAGAGATAACCTCCTCGGCCCCAACGCCCTTATCCTCGCGGATCTTAGCCATCGCTAGGGCCTGCATCGAGGTTAACTGATCGAGCACGATAGACTTGTACTTAGTCCCTCCCTTAAGCTCCCAGTAGATCTCCTCAAGCTCGCTCCACTTCTCGACGGGGAGGAGATCGACGCCCTCGACATCCAGGATAGACTCGTGGCCCTTCTCCTTAATGTCAATCAACAGTAACGGCTTCGGAAACGAGCAGCCAAAAACGGTCTTACCCGTCCCGGCCTTCCCGTAACAGAGCATCGTTAGCTGCGATTCGATATCCCCTACCGGCTTGATCTTCGATAGGATCGATTTGTTACTGGCCTTCTTAGGGCCATTAGACTTCTTCGGTATGATCTTCGCCAACTGTGCACTCCTCGTATTCGGTTTTCTGAATAAACGCCGCATCGAGCCCGCGCAATTCGGCATTGCAGAGGCGGTAGAAATCGCAGAAGGAGCAATCACGTGTCATCGTCCGGGGGTAGACCTTTAGATTATTCATAATCACGGAGGTCTCGCGGAAGTCCTTAACGACCTGCTCGGTCATTGCCTTCGATGGCGCGGGCAGCTTAACCCGTAGGAAAAAGCGCTCGGCAGACCGGGCCTTAAGAGCCGCTAGGAAATCCTTGTAGGGCTTCGGATCAATGCGTAGGCGGGTTAGCTCCTTCGTATACGTGTAGTAGTCCGTATCGATGTTCTTCGCCTGCGAGAGCCCCCCGGCCTTTAGTACCTCGGGAATCGTTGGGGCCTTCGTTCGGATGTAATCCCACATAACACCATCGATCTTGTCATTCGGGTGCTCGCGGTTATACGCCCAAACGTACATCAGAATCTGGTAGTCCTGAAATCTCTGCTCCTCGGTCGGAATCACCCGGTGTGATTTATGATCCAAGATCCAGCGACGCCCATCGCGTCGGGTGACAACCCGTTTGTCGAGGTGACCCGTATACCGAATATCGGGGGTAAGGTCAGTAGCGACAAACTCTTCGGAAGCTTCGTAGATAAGACCATCCTCTTCCACGGTCCCGTAAGTGCGCTCGTAGCCTTCGAAGATACGACGGATATCAGAGATAAAGTTCTCACCGTAAAGCTCCTGTTCTTCCCGGAAGAGGGCTTTGTATTTCTCCTCGTACTCGCTAAGGACCGTCATCGGCTTCCTAGCCCCGGTGCCGATAGCTCGGACATCGAGCATTGCGTGAATGATCGTTCCCCGAAGCAACGGGGGCGACGGCCTGGTACGTTGCAGGTTCTTAACGTATCGATACTCGAAGCTCTTTGGGCAGCGACGATACGCCTTAACCATCGAATAGCGGGTCTCTGGCACTATAAGTCTCCTTTGTAGGCTTTACCGGCCCCCCAGGGGCCTAGTTCGATCTCGGACTCCATCGGAACCTTCATATCGATCTTGAAAGTTTCCAACAGTCTCGGCTTGCGCATGATGCTTCGCACGGTCGGGAGTGTCCGGTCCTCGCAGCCCTTGCGAACTATCATAAGCAATGCGTCGTGATGCTCCCCGACTATCCTAAGCTCGTCGCGATCAATTCGCTCGTCTATTTCCACCATCGCTGCGGCTTTCCAATCGCCTATGGCTCCTTGGACGGGGGAGTTGATCGCCTGCCTTTCACACTCACTACGAAGCGCACGGTCAGAGGAGTAAATTCCGGGAAGTCTGCGAACCCTTCCGAAGAGGTTAGACACTTCGCCATAAAGCTTAACAAGTCTCTTTTGTTTATCGTGCCACTTAGGGACACCCTGGTAAAGCTCGAAGTACGCTTGACGGAAGGCATGGGCCTCTTCCCACGTCGGCTCGTAGCCGTATTTCGTTTTGCAGGTTTCGATAAATTTGTTTTCATACATTCCAAAGACGAACCCGAAGTTAATTGACTTGCCTCGCTTACGAGCCTCTTTCCAAACCTTATCGACCGCTATCGCGGCATCATGCCCGACCGAACGGAGGATCTCCACTGCTTCAGTAATGCGCGGTTCAGAGCGACTTCGTGAGAGCTGGGCTGCGGTAGACTTTGCGAGCTTGTCGTACTCGGAGGAAGCTCCGGTTGCCACGATATGGAGCATGGTGCGCCAGTGGACATCGGCCCCCCCAGGTCGGAAGCACGAAACCAATTCAAGGTCGCCGGATAACTCGGCAGCAATTCGGAGTTCGGCTTGCGATAGGTCTGCCTGACAGAACTCCCAGCCATCAGGTGCAACGACAAGATTACGGATGGATCCATCACGAGGCACTTGATGAAGCCGCGAGCTATATCTTCCCGTAACCGTACCGTGAATTTTATATCCCAAGTAGAGTCGTCCTTCATGTATGAAATCCTTCCAGCCTTCGAGGTAGGTGCCAATAAATTTATCGGTTTCGCGGAAGGAGATTAACGTATCCGCGACCGGGTGTTTGCCCTTTAAGTCAACGAGAGCAGCCTCACCGGTAGAGCGTTTGCCCCCGTCGGTCTTAACGGTTGACTTTAGTCCTAAGTCATCGAACAGAATCGCTGCGACTTGGTCGGGAGAATTCCAGTTAATATCAGCAATCGCTTTTAACTCTAGCTCCAAGTTCAGTCTCTTGGTTCTAGCCTCTTGTTCGACCTGGGCATATCTCGGTAGATCGAGCGTAAGGCCTTCCATCTCCGCCTTTTCGAGTACCCGGGAAGCTGGCATAACGATCTGATAGAAGAGGCGACGCAACGGTAGACTTGCGTTAAGCCGCTTCTTAAATACCCACTTAAGTCGAAGCGTATTCCAAGCGTCCCGCGCGCAGTATTCCCAATACTCAAGCCTCTTAGCCGGTATGTGAAGCGAACCACCGGTTTTCTCCTTCTTCGGTATGTCATACTCGGGGCAGTCTAATTCCATTCGAGCGAGGTACTTAAGATCATGCGGCTGGTTCTCGTCAAGGACGTGATGAGCGAGCATCGTATCGAAGTTCTCGTAGAACCCGCCCCCAGCGCAGTAGGTTAACCACTCGTTATCGAACTTCCCGTTCTGCGCCACCGTTCCCTTGCCTCTAGCGTAATAACGCAGGATATGCCCAATAGCCCTAACCAGAGATGGCTTGCCCTCGAAAGGTGAACCGGGCATATCCAGAGGGATAACCCAAGCCCGTATAGGAAGGCCAATACCAATGCAGCGAACAAATCCTTTTCCGTCGTGGGGGAAGAGACTACTGGTTTCTGTATCAAAGGAGAACTCCTCGGCCTCGATAAACTCACGCAGGAAATGCTCGAAGCTACCAACATCCTTAACCAGAGACCATCGAAAGGGGTCTTCTATGGTTGTTCCATCTATCGTGCGCTTAAGCCGGGCCAGGTCGTATTGGATAGCGGGGAGCTTACTCGGATCTCGAATTGCATAGGAGGCCTGGTAAACCGGCATTCCCTGAAAGCCTGGTAGTTCGACGAGCTGGCCGTGCTCCTCGGTGATCTTAGACTTCTTAAGTACAACCTTCGAAGCCAAGCTTCCGAGAGTGACCACGTACTTCGGTTTAACACGCTTGATCTCCTCTTCCAGGTAAGGTTTGCAGGCCTTCGCGTCCTTCGCTCCTATCTTGCCCGCTGTCGCGCACTTAGTAGCGTAGGTAAAGTAAACGGAGTTAAACCCAAGCTTCTTAAGCTCCGCACGGATCATCTGCCCGCCCTGGCCTTCGAAAGGATGCCCCGTTTGGTCGTCCCGTTTCTCTGGGTTTTCGGCTACTACCATGACCTCCGCATTCTCGTCGCCTTCTCCCCACAGACAAACATGCCTCGCTCCGTGGTGCAGAGGACAGAGTTCGCAAAAGGCGTTACGGGGCATAGAGCCTTACTTCGATCCCGGCGTCACGCATAAGTTGAACCGGCTTCGTATCCCGATACGTTCGATAGTACACGAACAGCTTAATCCCCGCCTGGATGATAAACTTAGCGCACTGCTCACAGGGACTATCGGTAGCGTACATAGAGGCCCCGTTAGTCCGTATCCCGAACCGGGCGGCGAAGGCAATCGCGTTAGTCTCGGCATGAACCGTCCTGGTGCAGATCTCCGAGATATCGCAGTTATTCTCCAGGCAATGCTTAAACCCGCTTGGGGGTCCGTTATACCCGGTCGCGATAATGCGCCCCATATCGCTAATGACGGCTCCTACCTGCAATCGCCCGCAGGTAGAACGCCTGGCGCAAAGCTTTGCGACCTCGATCAGAAACTCCTCGCGTTCTAGTCTATCCACGAAATCTCTCCTCGAACATTCTCCAATGCACAATGATAGAGCGAAAACATAGGGTAATGATCATAGCCCCGGTCGCGATAAGTAAAGCCGCGAACCAATAATGGCTATGGATTACCTGGCCTACCCCCTCCCCTAAGATAACTCCTCCAATACCACTAATCCAACCGCTCCAGAGGGATATCCTTTTGTCTAACCAGAGATCAAGTTTTGAAAATGGTTTGTAACTTCGGGTAGAGCTTCTCATTCGAGTTTCCTTTCAGAGCGAAGGTAAAGGCCTTGCAGGTGTAAATCGTAACTAAGTTTAACTTAATCCCGAGGTTATCCCCTAGACCATTAATCAGAGTCAGGTCATAGGCGAATCCACCGATCAGCTCTAAGCTGCGATAGAACAGAGCCAGGTTCTTTCCCTTGATTACTCCGCCTACTAGACAGAAGTCACCGCGCTCTCCGGAGTAGCCGTGGCCTGTTTTTTCCGCTCCGAACCGAATGGACGCCTCGCCCTTCGAGGTCAGTTTCGCCTTGACTCTTTCCAATTCGATGGGGCTTACGTAGTTGTTCCACCGGTTTGCGGCTCGCTTCGCGCTTATCTGTTCTATCGCTCGACCGTACTTCGGATTCCAGATCAGGTCTACGACCATCGTTCCGTAGTTTTTTGACTCGTACTTCGGGACTTGGTTGTTCCAGAAGTCGGGAATGGTTAGACCGAATGGATTTAATCGCATCGGCAAGACTCTCGACTTGGGCATTAGAATTCTCGATGTGGTAGGTTCTAAACTTCTGGCCGGTTTTCCTATTCCCGTGGACTCTGACCCGCAGTTCCGGGTATTGTTCCGATTGCCATTCCTGGCACCACCAACGGCCCCCGTCTAGGAAAATGAGTGCCTTAAATTTATGTGGAAGCTTTACGGGTTTTCGGCGGGAAGAGTCGATCATAGTCCCCTCGGAACATGTGAAGGCTACCGCACTTAAAAACCAGAAAACCCGGTCGCACGGACTCCCACCTCGGGTCCTTCTCGGCTAACCGCTCGATCATCCAAAGAAGGAGTCGGAGCGTAAGATAGCAATCATCGTTAAAGTGACGGTAGAAGTCGCAGGACCTAATCAGGTAAGTGACATGCAGGTATTCGTGACGAAGCATGAAATGGTAACCGAGAGTGCAAGGCTTACGGCCAGTGCAGGTCCCGTCCTCTGGAAACCAGATTGGTAGGTAAGCTTGACGAGACAGCGGATCAGAAACAAGGTGATCAACGAGGTCATTAAGATCAGCATATTCATACCGTACCCCCTCTAGGGGCTTAGCTCCTCGTTTCTTTACGTAGGCCGTTTGTTCGGGTCCATGAGGCCCCTTAGTTAACCCGGCGAACTTAGGCCAGAATCTCTCCTGGTAGGTATGCGTAAATTGCAGCCCGTTTACCTCTAGGAAACCGGCCGCGTTATGCCCCCAGGGCCAGATCTTCCACGCCTCGCCGGGGTTCGTGGGGTGTCCCCCCACCCGCTCCTCGAAATGCACGTCAGCGAAAGGCAGGTTAGGCTTGATGTCTTCCTGCCAATGCTTGAGAGGAGCCGGGCGCAACGCGACCTGAAAATCCGGGTTAAGGACTTCGTGCATCGCCATCTCAGGCTTCGTAGAGACGTCAACTCCCTGCCACTTCGGTGCATGAACGATGTAGCTACCCTGCTCGAATAGATCGCTAAGAGCCTGTCGAGCGTGGGAGAAGGTCGCGTAGGTCCTCATACCGGAATACCCTCCTCCGGATCACCATCGATCATCGAGCAGAGGAAATCCATATCCTTCTCATTTAGAACTGTGTATCGAATTTTACGAAGCATACGGGCCCACTTTAACTCACGTTTTGTTGAGAACCCAACGTAGTTGGTCTGATCCGTGATGAGGACTATCGCATCGCTCTCTTGAATCTTACGCAGGTGAACTAAATCCAGTGTCTCTTTTTGGTCGTCCGTAATAAAGGCTTCTGCCTTTATGTGCTGGGCTGCCGCACTACTAGAGATCGTAGCTACCGTATAGACTACGTGTCCTGCTAGGGTTAATCGACGATTCCATTCCCGGTAGAGATCCATGAATCGAGTGCTACCAATCAAGCAGATTTTCATTCTTCTTCCCCTTCATCGTTACGTTGCCCTTTCGGGATGTAGGTATCAGCCGAGTGAAAGTCCTTCGGGAGCGGGCGTCCAGTAGCCTTGTGCAGAGGTTCCAGAAAATTTCGGATTTCCTTGATCTGCCGGCTACTTGCCCGCTCCCAAAGGAACTTGTGGCTTACCCGCTCGGGAGAGAACGGGTGGTATTGGTCCTTCTCGTAACTTGCCTTAAGCAGGAAACGAGTGGTACGTAGGAAAAACTCTGGGTCTTCCCGGTGTATCTCTTTTAGGAACGTAGGGAGATCGAGTTTGTCAACGAGGTAGGGGAAGTAGGCCCCGGAGAGAGCGATGTTGGCGAACCGAAAGGTAAAGGCAGTAGGGTCAATCTCCAGACGCCGAAAGATGTCCTGAATGAAGATTACGTCGGCTGCGTACTTAAGGATAGCCTCTGTGGTGCGGTATTGCATTTCGACCGAAGTGCGTTCCGCCGTCCTGGAAACAACCATAGATAACATGCACCACCCTTGCGACCTGGCATCCTTCGGTTTGCCACGCAGAGAGAGCGCCACGGACGTATACTTAACGAGGCTCCGCCTCTTAAGGACTTGCTTGACTCGCTCGATCTCTTCTTCATTGATGTAATTGCGCTCTAACTGTTTTACCTTGTTCGTTCCGTAACCCCAGTCGGAGTAATTCCAACGAGGTAGCCTAGTCGTTCGATAGGTTATATCCTGAACTACCTTCCCAATCGCTTGCCATCCTACCGTCGGAGTCTTCGCAACGGTGTAGAGGAGAGGAGCAGACCAGAGACTCATACCTTTTGTCGCTCGTCGTTGACTTTTGCCTTAGCGAAGTAGGCGTCGAATAGTTCCTGATCCGTATGCTTATACGCCACTGCGTTGATAAAGGACTTAAAAACCAGGGAGAGACCGGCTACGAAGACCTTGCGATCACTTACCCGATCCTCTCTGCGCCATGGACGCTGCCGTAAGGAATTCATCGTCTGCCCGAGGATATCAATGGTGCGATAGACTCGAAAGGCAAAACCATTGCTAGACCCGAACTCCTCGCTTGGATTCTCGAACATAATCCCAAGCACGTCTTGATCGCCTACGAATTCCAAGGACGTGTGCTCTACCCCGGTAAAGAGTTCGGCCTGGGAAACTCCGGAGGCTAGGGATAGTTCGACCAGGAAATGCAGAGCGTCGGACAGCTCCTCAAGCAGACTGTTATAGCTGTTAAGGGCCTCGATTAACTCCTCGGTCAATCGCCA